ATCTAATTAGAAACCAAGATTGGCGTAAAACATTTCCCGAGGTCGCTGAGTTATACTCTAAGTATCTTTAAGCAATTAATAAATATAACATAGATTGGAGTAAATCTTGCAAAAGCAGACCCGTAGCATTTTAGAAGAATTATCCAGCATGGGCTTACAGAGAGACAAAAACAGTCTCATTGAAAGTCGTGCCAATAATGTCATCGCAAGTGCTATTAACCTCATGAATCACATACGTGAGAACTACGATGCTGAAACTGCCGATGATCTAGAACGCAGATTATTGAACAGCATACGGGCGCAGGATCCAACTAAATTTACACGTGGAATCCGGAGAACACGCCCAAATGAAAATTAACCAACTGAACGAAGCCATCATTCGCAAACAAATTCGCGAAGACCAAACATACAAAAACTTTTACGCCATTGGTATTCTACTAAAAGAATACAACATGACTCAGCAACAGGTGCAGTCACTGTTCCAACAGGTAGCACAAGGTGCAGCAGCCGGGGGAAACGTTGACCGAGAGGGCGATGCTCCGGTTAGCAACAGAACCATGTTGGGCAAGGGTGCAGACGTTGCCGGAAAGGTGCGTGATGCATATCGTGGACTTAAAGACGCCATCGGCAAGACTGGTCCAGTTAAAGGTATTGACGCTTTTATTGACAGCGCACAGACGCAGATCATGCAGGCCGCAGGTGGCGAGTCTGGCAAAGTTGGGCAAGCACTAGAATTCTATCGTGAACTAAGCAAAGTGCCCGGTATGGCAATGGCTGTTAAAGTTGCAGTCTTGGGCTTGGCAGGGTTAGCAGGTTCAGGTCTAGGTCCAGTTGGTATTGCGGCCGGTCTTTCATTTGCCAACAAGATGTTGCAAGGTGACAAGTTTTCTAGCGCTGTCATTGGCGCCATGGAAACTGGCGGTACAGTACAAGCTATCCACGTGGCCAAAGATTTATTGGCAACAAACGTTGGCGCAGACTACGGAAATGCAGACGATCAATCGTTTGGGACCCTTGACCGTCCTGGTATGGTAACAGGACAAAATTTAGACAACTATCCAGCTGGAGACAACACACAGTTTGCCAACACCTATGGTGACAACGGTTATGGTGGTCCAGTTGACCAAGGTGAAGTACCAGCAGCTGACAGTTTGAGTCAAGGCGAAGAACTAGTACCAAATGACGCTAGTGCTATCAATCCAATGGATCCCAATGCTTGGAATGATGGTACACAGACTGATTTTGCTACAGATGCGTTAAATTCATATACTGTTATGCCTGGCGAAACATTGAGCCAAATTGCTCAAGCACACGGTGTTAGCGTAGCAGATCTAAAAGGATTGAATCCCGAGATCACAAACCCAGACGACATTAGAGCCGGTATGACCATTAACATTCCACCAGAGAATGGATCTGATGTCTATGCTGGCGGTACAGGAACAGCCGCAGACACAGCCAATCAAATTGCACGTGGTAATTATACAGCTAGTCCAAACAGCATGTCGCAAGCACAAGCAGATGCTATCAGTGATCGCGCAGGTAACCTAGCACGTATGCAACAACAGGCCGGCGGTACAGCTCCAATAAGAACACAAGCTGACCTAGACAACTACGTACAACAAAACATTGATGCAGGAAGAACTCCTACAGGTAATGGCGGTGTTGGTCCAGATACTCCTAGCGATGGCTCTTACAGACAAGCAGCACCATTGGGTCGTGATGGTAAACCAATGCAGCTGATGAAAGAATATGTAGACACACGTCTAACAGCACGTATGTGGTTATTACATGAAAGTATGGGCAAGCCACGTGGCGGTGTTTATATAACTAACGAAGGTGTACAGGCTATATTTGCAGAAGTTGCACGCCGTTCTGTAGTTACTGAAGGTCCAATGTTGGACAAGCTAAAAGCCTTTAATCAACGTGCTGGCAATGCAATTGGTAAATTTACAGCACCTATTAAACAAGCAGCCGCAGCAGGTTGGGATAGTGCCACTAACAAAATTACAGCACGTGACCTAGACATCAACTGGCGTCGTAGTGCTAAACTAGACAAAGAAGCCAGCGTTGATAGTCAACAGGTTATTAACTTCTTGAAACAACAGGGCGTTAAAGATCCATTGATCAATGCATCATTCAAGGCATTGAACATCCCGATGACTGGTGATCAACCCGGCGGACAAGCAGGGATGGCACAAAAACCAACTGACTACAGTTTGAAAGATACTGGATATGATGCGACTACCATGTTTAAAAACATGTCTACTTCAATGCGCGGTCCCAAAGCTGGCAAGAGAATACCTTCTCCTAGTTCAGTGCCAACAGCAGAACCAGCAGTAGCAACTCCAACAACTACTGCTACAACTACTACAACTACAGTACCAGCAGCCAAGACACGCACAGGCGGCAAAGTAGCAGGACAACTAAGCACTAACCCAAGAGCAGTAGCACGCCGTGATGCAAATGCTGCTAAGAAGGCTGCTACAACTACAGCAGGCGGAGCAGGTGCATTTGGTCAAATGGCAGCAAACCTTGCTGCTCGCCCAACCGCGTCTAGCACAGGTGGCACTACAACAGGTGTAGCAGGTGTAGGTAATGGTGTTGTACGTCATACTGCAAATCCAAATAATCCTAATCTAAAACCTACACCTACAGCTACAACTACAGCTACACCTACTGCAACAGACGTATGGGCAGGAGATCCTAACAAAGCAACTGCAAAGAAAGCACCTACAAAGAAGTCGCCTGCAGCAAGTGCATTTGGTAACATGGCTGCAAGTCTTGAAGAAAACAAACAGTTCACACGTGATTTTGGTGCCATGTTGTGGACTAAGATGAGAGACGGCAAATGATCTTAACAGAAGGCGGCAACGTATTCAAGCACGAGGACAAAACTCCTGCTACACAGCGCATTAACCGCATTGATGTGCCTACAACTGTACAGTGGCTAGAACAGGTCACTGGACTAAGTCTCATGGATACCATGGTAGGCAGCACAGGCAAACGTGAGACCAGTGGCGACATTGATCTTGCACTTGACGCCAAACTAATCACCAAAGACGCTGTGCTAGGCACCTTGGTCAACTGGTGCAAGCAGCAAGGCATTCCCGAAGATCAAATCATGAACAGCAAAGCCAAGGGTGGCAAGCCTGCACAGTTGGATGGTTGGATTGACCAAACAGGTATTGAAGTACATTTCAAATGTCCTATCAACGGTGACGCCAAACAGGGATTGGTACAAGTTGACTTTAACTTTTTAAACGACCTAAAGTGGAGCCGATTCATGCTTGCAGCCATGCCTGACGGTAGCGCATTTAAAGGTGTTGACCGTGCTGTGCTATTCAACAGCATTGGCAAAGTGCTAGGGGTTAAAGTCAATGTCAATAGCGGCGTACATGACCGTACTACTAACGAACTAGTAACAAATGATCCTGCCAAGATGGCTCACTTGTTCTTGGGTCCAACGGGCACCATCGGTGACCTAGCCGGAGTAGAAAGCACTATTGCAGCACTACGTAACGATCCGCAACGTGATGCTAAACTGCATGACTTTGCCAACTATTTGAAAACCAGTGGGCGAGAAATGCCTACTCTAGAAGCTAGCGCACACCCAAGCAATTGGTTCCGTTATATGAACCAAAGGTTAAAATAATGTTGCTTGAATTTGTACAGTATCTAACCGAAGCAGCACGTACCCCACATCCTGAGGACTTTATCTTTCAGGGCAGTGAAAGTGCCATGGATGCTATCAACGGCATTGTAAGTGCCATTGAAAAACCACAGACAGTTACAATCAAGTGGGACGGTAGCCCTGCTATTGTGTTTGGACGTAGAACAGCCGACGGCAAGTTTACAATGAACTACAAAGAGTACATTGGCGTGCCCGGGGGTCAAGTTACTACGGCACAAGAACTGTTGGATTTCTACGTCAAAAACGGCAAAAACGTAGAGGTAGCACGTAAATTAGCATCTGCTTTTAACGCCATAGGCAGCATTTGTCCTGCAACGTTCCGTGGCTTTGTACAAGGCGATCTCATGTGGACCGAACCCTTACAGCCCGTAGAAGGCAAGTTTGTATTCAAACCCAACCCACACGGCGTTACCTACAAGGTGCCTGTTGACAGCGAAGTAGGGCAAAAGATTGCAGGTCGTCAGGTGGGCATTGCCGTACACAGCATTGGCACGGATGTTGAAAACAACAAAGAAACTCCCTTGATAGGACGTCACAGCATGAACGGACTAGAGGGACTTGCTGACAGCACTCAGTGGTGTACAGTATTTACAGGCAACATGGGCATCACCTTTAAGATGAAACGTCCTGTCAAAGTTGAAAACGCAGCTCGTGCAGCAGTTAAAAAGTTTGCGGCGCTGGGCGGCGATGACTTTCTTGGCAGCATTACAGGATCTAGTAAGGCAACTCTACAGACCTACTATAATCGTAAAGTCACAGGACAGGCAGTTGGGCCCGAATGGCTACAGACTAAACTGAGCAAACCACAGTATGCAGTGATTGCTAGTGATGAAAATAAACCCATTGTAGCGCAGCTAGATGCTGTGTACAGTGCAATAACTACGCTGAAAATGGCAGTTCTAGAACAACTAGAACCACAGGTTGGCAGCATAGAGCAGTATGTTGGAGACACGCCTAAAGGCGAGGGATTTAACATTGATACTCCCAGCGGCTTTATCAAGCTAGTAAACCGTGGGGTATTTTCAGCAGCAAACTTCGCGGGAAGAGCCTAGTATTTTGGCGTAAGAGCTAAATAAAAGTATGCAGCCCAATTGGCTCATTTAAATAAAGGAAAATAAAATGGCAGTATTTACACGTATTAATGGCGATGCATATGGCGTCGTAAACGTTGACCTAGGTCGTCAACTTGGTAACGGTACAAGCACATCGGCTAACGGTCAGGTAGTCAACACAGGTATCGCAGCTCCTATTACATCTTACAAAGTAACATTTGCAGCAGGTGTATCTGGTAACTTGGCAGCTGAAATGACAACTGGTGGTGCAGTTGAGACAGTTTTGCGTATCGTTTCTGGTAACGCAACAATCTTGGCATACCAAGTTGATGCAGGCTCTGCAGGCGCACAACAAATCAGCATCTTGACAGAACGTAGCGGTTGGTCTAGCGACACAGTTATCCAAAACGCACTTCGTTACACAACAGCTGGTGACGGCGCTGGTAACATTGGTGCATTGGCTAACGTTTACACAGTTTCTGCAACTGTATCGTCAGCTAACGGCTTCAAACTAGCTTAATAGTTTACAACTACACAAAACCCACTTCGGTGGGTTTTTTGTTGACTAAATATTCACATGCAGAGCAACGTAGAATATTATCGTTTATACACACTAGTTGACATTACCAACACTGGGGTGACTCGCGGCCCTGACACTGTAGAACGTGAACAACAGCGTAACTTTGACACAGTACTACAGGCTATTGGGCTTATAACACAGCCACAACAACTAACACCACCAGTGGCCACAATGGCACACATGGAATGGTTGGAATTTGGCGAGTACTTTCAAGGCGAGCAGCGTGTGTGGGTTTGGCAATTTGCCACAGAACACAGCGACATATTCACCATTGGTACTAACCCAGTTGGGCGTCTAGCAGAAGCATTTGACCAAATTCCTGTCATTTGTGGACTAGACGAGACAGCACGTTTTATGCTACCCATTTTTTATCCCTATGGCGCTATAAAGAACATATACTTTAAAAAAGGCTATTGGGACATAAATAACGTATAAGATGCTACTGGCACCTACTCTGGCTCACTTTATGGCTCATCCTTACGGCAACAACTAAAACAGCATCAACCCCTTTGAAAGAATAGATAGTGATGAAGCCGACCGAAATAGAGAAGCAGAACCTTGAGGCGCACGTAGAAATTTGTGCAGTGAGGTATGCCAGCTTGGAAACAAAATTAGACAACTTAGAACATCGCATAGACAAAGTCGAGTTGCACCTTATCGACATCAAAGACCGCTTGGTGGCCAGTTTGCAAACATCGCAACCGCAGCAACCTAAAGCGGATGCCCCTAAAGCGGATGCCCCCAAAGAGAGTGCTGATCCCTACAAAACCATGATTGCCATTGGCACCACAATTATCGGCGTATTAATTACAGGCATAATCACACTACTGGTCAAACTTTCCTAACATGCGTATCGTAGAACTATTAAATAACTTGACACTGCCAATAACCAACGAAGAAGCTGAAATATTGGACATGTTCAATGAGACCAAAGAACTAAGAAAATCAGATCTAGATCCAAGGCACCAAATAGTCGCAAATCAATTAGTCAACAAAGACGTACTTTACAGAATCAATGAAAACGGTCGCATCATCTACAAAAAACGAATCTCCAGAACTGGCAGAAGTTAAAGCAGCAATCAAGGCCACGGCTCTGTATCTGAGCCAATGGACAGAACAACAAGTACATCAATTCAGCATAGGACAAAAGACGCCCTATATATGGCCTTTGGGAGACTTGGGTTATGTAGTAGGGCGTTATCGTGTGCTTAACGATCACGGCATTTGGCAACTACGCAACAGCGATAACAGACTGATACAGAACTTCACAGACAAACTCAGCGCAGTATTCTATACGCTCTGCTATCAAAGCCAACGCTATAACATTGCTGACAGCATAGCCCTAGCAGATGCAGCAGTATTACGGCTAAGAAACGACATACAGCACTATGAATTTAGTGTAAAACGTGCTAAAATAGCCAAACAATACGATAAAGCAGACATATGGACAGCACGATTATTTGACGCTCGCCTACAGTTGCGGGACGCCAATAATCAATTGCAGAAATCTTTATCACATGCTAAATATATAAAATATTGGGAATAACAACCATGCGTTTATCAGAAATGAGCAATCAGCCTAGAGCTAACAAAATTAACAAAGTAGTTGAAAGCCGCTTCGGTTTTAAAATTGACTACAAAAACATGACGTTTAAAAAGGCCTACAATATCGTTCAAGGATTGAACGAAACACTAGACCGTGCAAAACGTACACACGGCGTACACACAGCAGAACAAAATCCACAATACATGGAAATGTTCATGGTGCGTGAAAGCCTAAATCGTTGGATGGTTGAAAACCGTCAACAACTGATCACTGAAAGTGAAATGGCCAAGGCTGAAGCTACACTAGCAGCCAAAGACATGGTTGACAGCATTCAAGACATGTTGGAAAAGATTGGCAAAATGCAAAACGAGCAGTTGCCAGCATTGCTAGACACAATTCGTGATCAAATTGGCGACCAACAAGCCGAAGCATTCAAGGGCGCAGTAACTCCATTGTTGCAACAACTATGGCAACAACTGAGCGATGGACGTACTAGTGCAGACAACGCAGCACGTCAACTAACTGGCGAATCCACTCCTGACATGGGTATGGGTGGCGACATGGGCGCTATGGGCGGTGCTCCTGCTCCTGGCGCTGGTATAGGTGGCGACATGGGTGCTCCTGCTCCAGAAGGCGGAGACGAGTTTGCAGCAACTGGCGCAGCAGCCGGTGGTACAGAAGAACTAGGCCGTGAACGTCGTGGCATGGCAGAAGCCAAGAAAGCCAAACCAGACTATATCGATCTTGACAAAGACGGTAACAAAAAAGAGTCGATGAAACAAGCGGCCAAGGACGCCAAGGCTAAAAAATGAGATATAAAGAGTTTGCCCTCTTTGAAGACGACCTCGAGTTAGGTGACGATGTTAGTGCTCACATCGAAGACGATGCTGACCACGAAGCCGACGCAGCCTTAATCGATACACTACGTGAAATTCAGTTCAATGCTGCCGACAAAAAGATTCCAAAAATTGCAGTCACAGCACTAATGAATTTGGTTAAAAACAAACCAGGCGGTGAAGCATTTGATTTGAACGCATTGGAAAAAGCCAAAGCCAACAATGAAACTGTTAAGGAAATGATCAAAAGCATTGACGATAACGACGAAGGCGTCAAATATGTGTTTATCAATCCTCCAGAACCAATTGAAGGGCCCGAATCTGACGTAGGTGGACCTGGTGGTGCAGGCGGTGCTGCTCAAACTGCTCCAGAAAAGACAGTTAGCGCAATGGCAAACCGAGCATTAAGTAGTCGCTCATAATCACTAGACTTTTTGACACAAACCCCTTATAATAAATATCTTATATAAGGGGTTTTTCTATGAAAAAGATTCTAGCATTACTTTTGGTTACAGCCAGCTTTGGTGCGGCAGCACAGTATCATCATCACGGGCATTGGGAACGTGGCGGCGGCGGTTGGAACTGGGTAGCACCTGTTATTGTGGGCGGTGTTATTGGTTACGAAATTGCCCAACCTCGGCCGCCAGTTGTAGTAACACAACAACCTCCTGTCATTATCCAACAGCCACAAGTGGTACAAACACAGAACTGTAGCCCATGGACACAGATCCAAAACCCCGATGGTACAGTGACAGTAACACGGACTTGCACACAATGATTACCTTAACTGAATCTGCACTAGAAAAAATTACAGACATCTTGGCTGAGGAAAATAATCCTCAAGTCAAACTACGCACATTCGTGCAAGGTGGAGGCTGTAGCGGATTTAGTTACGGCTTTACACTAGACGAAGAACAAAACGAAGACGACTTTGTCATTGACAACAATGGCATCGTGGTCTTAATTGACAGCATGAGTATGCAGTACCTGCAAGGTGCCACTATTGACTACAAAGAAGAACTCATGGGCAGCAGCTTTACAATCAATAATCCCAACGCACAAACTACTTGCGGTTGTGGATCAAGTTTTTCAGTCTAAGGAGTCACTATGAAACTACGCAAACTTCGTAAAAAACTCTACAAGGCAATCTTTAAACACGACTCGGCCAAAGAACAAAAGGTCTGGGTCAAGATCCTTAAAAAATCAATCAAACACAAACACACAGAAGACGTTCAATAATTATGTCATATTCGGATAAAGTTTTGGATCATTATAATAATCCTAGAAATGTCGGATCGTATAAAAAAGGTGAAGAAGGTGTTGGTGTCGGTCTCGTAGGGGCGCCATCATGCGGTGATGTTTTGCAACTAAGTATAAAAGTAGAAAATGGAGTAATAACAGATGCCAGATTCAAAACCTACGGATGCGGCAGCGCCATCGCCTCAAGCAGTCTCGTCACAGAATGGGTCAAGGGAAAAACGCTTGACCAAGCACGAACGATTACTAATTCAGACATTGCTCAAGAGCTTGCCCTCCCACCGGTTAAAATACATTGTAGCATACTTGCAGAAGATGCTATAAAGGCCGCAGTAGACGACTATAAGGCACGCCGTGATAGTTTACAGTGATAGTCAAATAATAGACCTTGAGTGGTTGCCCAATGTGGGTTTGTCTAGTTACAGCCTGTGCCATAGCTTTGAAGAATATGTAGCAAGTGCAGATCCAGTTAAGATTGCATTTACTACGCACAGACTGCACTGCGATCATGATATCAACTGTACAGCCTATCAAGGCTTTGAAGATAAAATACGCAAACTGAGCGATGTTAGTTTAGTGGTGTTTAGCTTTGAAAGCGAACTGCACGACTTCCACTGGAAGATATGGGAACAATGCCATCGTGACAATGTCTATTGGGTCGTACCCGGCACAGTGAATGACAATGACGATATGCGCGACCACATTGTTGTCTGGGGCGATTGGTTTAAAACAACATCGCTAGTATACAAAAGACTGCCCGACAAGTTGGCCAAAATCAGTTATCAAGTTCCAAAGAACAAGTACTTTGATGCACTATTAGGCAGTCCCAAACCACACAGAGATTTTGTTGCTGCCGCAGTAGCAGCAAACAATCTTCAAGACAAATTTATTATGACCTATGGTGGCGCATGGGACAATACTGAATTTTATGCTAAGGATTATTTTATTTGGGAACCCGGTGTAGTACCAGCAAATGATGTAAAACAAAACGGCACAGCTGGTCCTGTACTCTACTACGGTGTACACACTGGCCTAAGCCGAGTTATTCCTATCAGCGTGTTTAATGACAGTGCCTACAGCATCATTGCTGAAACTGACTACGACAATACTCTCAGTTTCTACACAGAAAAAACAGCCAAGCCCTTGATAGCAAGACGCCTGTTTGTTGCCTTTACTGGCTATAAGTTTTTACAGAATTTGCGTGAACTAGGATTCCAAACATTCGGCGATGTAATTGATGAAAGTTACGATCTAATACTTGACGATACCGCACGTTACACAGCAGCGTTTGAACAGGTTAAACTTCTTTGTAGCATGGACCAAGCAGAAGTCTATGCCAAGATACAACCAGTACTAGAACACAATTACAATCACATCATGCAGACTGACTGGACCATCAAGGCAGCAAATCAAATACGTGACATTATCAGTTCAGCCCAACGTTGATGTGTTGCAGCCGCAGGATGGAAGCCATCTGGCATAAAGTCGTTGGATTCTCGTGCCATTTCATAGATACCGTCTCGATTTGCGTTGGTGAAAATCCAGCGATCAAAATCAATCTCTTCAGTGAGATAACGCAGCTCGGGAAACTTACCAACTCCAAAGTCTCCATTGGGACTTAGATTATCGCCAGTTCCCCAATAGTTTACATAACTCATAAAACGATAGGGTATGTTTTTGGCTTGCAAGAAGTTTTGCAACTTGACTATTTCCACCAAGTTGATGTGTGCCAGACTAAGTTCACTAGACACCTTGTACATTTCGTAAAACATCTTGTGTGCCACAGGATGTTTAAACCAAGTGCCCATCTGCCCGCCACTAAAAATCCAACCCAGTTTATCTCCGGGTATGCGTCTATAAAAGCCATAGCTGTCAAACATGCTATTCCAAGCAGAATCTTCTAAACTGGTCAAGTAATCTAGTCTACTAACACCGCTCCACATGACCAGGACCATGTCGGGACGCTGTTCACTAACAGCTCTAATAATGCTGTCACAGATGTATTGATTTCCGGCAGCAGCTTCGGCGACTGTACGTACTTCATGTCCTTGTATATAGGCAGGCCAACAGGTATTTTTACCGCCTGGTTGGTCAGGCCATTGGCTAAAACTACAGCCACTTACTAGTATTTTCATATTTGATTCATTGGGTGTGAAAAATACCTACTACGGTATTTGAGTACTTGAGCCATGTCAAGTGTAATATTTAAACCTTGTGCCAAGCAGTCTATTGATTTAACAAACGAGTCAACTTGGAATAGGTCCTGTTGTTGTATAACCAAGTCTGTGGTTATGGCATTGAAACTTTGAAACTCTCGATAAACCCTTGATGTTTCAAAGTCTGTTTCATCTTCAATCCAGTTCTTTTTTTGATAGTTTTTCCTACACAGTTCTAGATCCGGAACAATACAAACAATGCGAGATTGTGGTAACAGTTGCTTGATGTAATCAACAGTGTAGTCTTCGTGACAGGTGTAAAACACATACTGATTTCTAGGAACTTCGGGTCTAATGTAGTCAATCCAGTTGTTAGTATTGAACCAATCGTGTTCATAATCTTTCCACCATACGTCTACATCGCTGTATTCATTGGCAGTCCAATCACTATTACTAGCCATCTCGTTGGCTGTACCGTAGACATCTGAACTAAACATTAAACAGTTGGCAACAAACTTGCCATTGGTAAATGGTACAAAATAGTTCAGTATGGGCTTCATATGGTGTCGATAAGATGTTGCAATCGTTGATCCAAATCAGCACTGAACAATAGATCTCTGTTGTGAGCAATGATGTCTTGAGCACGTAGATAATCTTCCCGTATAGTAGCCAGGGGACGATTTAGAAAACGCAAGATCTCGTCACGTACTGCCATGAGCCTATCGCCATTGTTATCAATAGTATCGTAACTCTCATCAATGATTCCATCAAATGTTCTGTAACCCATGTCACGCACAGTTTGTAGACTATTTGCGTGACCTACAATAATAAACAACTGATTATTGGCAATAGCATTGAATGTTTTTTCAGTGACAAAACTTTGATTGAATGAAAAGGGCACATTTATAAAATCAGTCTCATTGATTATGTTTACGTAAGAATTTCTAAATATATCTCTTGGCAAATTATTAACAACATTGTGATCATCAATTACAACCGGCAACGATGCTACTATGCTGTCGCTTGATATCTTTATTTCATTCAACTGTTCATCAGTAAAACCTTGTCCTTTAAAAAAATAAAAAAATTCAGGATTAAAATCTACTCCCCAATTTGTACATCTATAACTGACTGTACTATTGTTAAACAGACCAGTATTGCACAGTTGGCTGAATATAAATCGACGATGCACTAGGTCCTTGGCGTTTAAACAACAAAATTTGTTAGGTTTGTCTAGCACCACATCGTCAGGAACATACTCCCATAGGTTTGCTGCACGTATATCAAATACTGGAAAAAATCTAACATCGATTTTAATATCAAAATATTGATCAAGATTTAGTCTGCTGGTGCAGCCGGTTAAATAGATTAAACGGTATGGTGCAGCAGTTACAATATCATTAAGTTTGCTGATCCATAGTTGATCCCACACACCCATTTCAACAGGATGCCACAGTATAACAACTGTATTTTTGTCTAGTGTGGGATCTTTGAGAAACGCAAACTCTGTGTCAAAGTGATTGAAAGGATCATAGACATAGTGAAAAATTATGTTATAATCACTATTAACCTTTACTAAAGATAAGTCAAAATCTATCTGAGGCACGTTTGGAACGTTTGAAAAACTAATGTTGCCGGACATATAAGTATTTAATCTATGATAACACCCAAATTTAATTATGCTCCTATCAAGAGAGAATCTGTTGATGGGAAAAGGCACTATTGCCTTCCTGATGGATCAAAGGTACCCAGCGTAACAACTATCCTTGATCGAACCAAAAGCGAAGAATCAAAACAGGCTCTGCAAAACTGGCGTCGAGCAGTAGGCGAGCAACGGGCACAGCAGATCACTACCGAGGCAGCAAACCGTGGCACAAGGATGCACAGCTATCTTGAATCATACATTCTTAGCGATGATATGAAGCCTTTGCCCACAAATCCTTTTGCACACCCATCATGGTTCATGGCCGCAGAGGTCATACTAAATGGCTTGAGCCGAGTAGATGAATTCTGGGGCAGCGAAGTTCCTGTTTACTACAGCGGATTATATGCAGGCACTACAGACTGTATTGCTGTACATCAAGGACAGCCTGCTATTGTTGACTTCAAGCAGAGCAACAAAGTCAAGAAGCGTGAATACATTGGTGACTACTTTATTCAGCTGGCAGCATACGCAGCAGCGCACAATGAAACGCACGGTACTGCGATTCGCAAAGGCGTAATTATGATGGCCGTTCAGCCTAAATTACTAGAAGATAACACATATTCCACGCCAGAATACCTAGAATTCATCATCGAGGGTGACGAGTTTGACTACTGGACTGAGGAATGGATGAAACGAGTAGAACTCTATTACCTAACAAGCTAAATATAAGATATAGCAAGGTTTTAGAACATGGCAATCGTCCAGATTTCACGCATACAGATTCGACGTGGTTTACAGCAAGATTTACCACAACTAGCTTCAGCAGAGATGGGCTGGAGTATTGACAGCCAACGTTTATACATTGGTAACGGAACATTCCAAGAGGGCGCTCCTACTCAGGGCACAACTGAGATCTTAACTCAGCACAGCAACATCTTTGGCATTGTGGGACTCTACACTTTCCAAGGTGCAGCCGCAGGCTACACAGTGGTTACTGGTGCAGACAGTGCTCACCCCATTACACAGACTCTACAGTACAAACTTGATGAAGTTGTAAACGTGCGAGACTTTGGTGCAGTGGGCGATGGTACTACAGATGACACCGCAGCCATCCAACGTGCAATCACACAGATCTACAGCACCAGCTACAACGACAGTGTAGCCAAGGTACGCAGAACTATTAACATTCCTGCTGGCACATATCTAGTCACTGGTACTATTTTAATTCCTCCCTACGTTACACTACGTGGCGATGGACGTCAAAGCACAATCATATCAAGTACCAGCAGTTCTGCTCCAATTTTCCAATCAACTGACAGTCAGCTGAATGGAACAGGTTCAACACTGTCTAGAGATCTGCTGCTTGAACACATGTCCTTGCAGCAAGCAGGCCCAACAACTACAACAGCCAGCGCCTTAGTACTAAACGGTACACGCAATGCTCGCATGGTCAACATGAGCTTCCGTGGTAACACTACTGTAGGCGCAACTACCAACAACCTAGTCTACATCACAGACAGTGTACAGGGCGTTCGCAACATCACATTTGAAGGCTGTAGCTTTACCTATGCTGCCGCTGGTGTTAACGTTGTGGTACAAGGTTCAGGCATCAGTGCTGTACGTATTGACAACAGCTTCTTTGACTATCTCAGCAACGTGGCCTATGCTGCTTCTAGCACTGTCAATGGTATTACAACACTGAACAACTACTACGGCAACGTAACAAATATTCGCAGTATTGGTGTCAACGGCAACCTTACTAGCCTAGGCGGAACTACCTATAGCAGCGGAGCAACAGGTGTTATTGTAGGTAAACTACAAACTGGTGTGTCCACAATCGCCAGCATCCCAACAGGTAGCCCAACAGTATTAGGCGTATTGCCTGCAGGCACTGGTGCATTCAGCTATCAATTGGACAATGGTAGTGCATACCGTTTTGGAACTGTTAAATACACAAGTACTGGTAGTGCTGTCACATACGAAGATGACTATACTGAAACAGGCACAAGCCTTGGTGGCAACTTGTCTGTTAACACAGCCGGATACCTAAGTTGCAGCGTAACAACTGCGGCTACCCTAAAATACAACCTAACTCAATATATTAGTTAATGTGGAAACTTGATCCCAGCGAGCGTGTTGCTCGTTGGCGTGCTTTTCGATTAAGCCTGGGCGCCTTGCCCCTTGAAAAGGCTATACTGGCAACTGCCGAATTTTGGCGCGACTGTCCTTACAACGCTTACTATTTGGATCCCGCTGATCCAGCGTCATGGCCCACGGCTTGGGATTTAATCGCCGAAAATTATTACTGTGATATTGCAAAAGCTCTAGGAATGTTGTATACTATTGCTTATAGTGGTCACGGGCAGTTGCCTATGGAACTATGCGTATATAATGATCCAGAAACAGGATACGTCTATAACTTATCTGTTTTCAACAAGGGAAAATATGTTATTAATTTCCTTGACGCAGCGATTGTAAATATTCAACAGGTCGAAGAAAAGTTAGTATTAAAGCGGCGTTATAGCAGCACAGAATTAAAATTACAATAAGAGGTATCAATGAGTAACATTCAAGTCACAAAACGAAGTGGCCGTAAAGAGCCATTAGCAGTTGAAAAG